AGTACTACCAGAACGAGGTAGTCCTGCCATAAAATAATAAGTTTTCATAAGTTATTAATTAAAAATTATACAGATGCAGTTGTAAGTGTACCATCAGTATTTACAACCAATCTCCAAGCAACTCCATTTGCATCAGTAAGTATAACACCCTGTGAAGTATCAATACCAATTCTTACATCACCAATAACATCAAGTTTTGCTGTTGGAGCAGTGGAGTTGATGCCAATGTTAAAGTTCTCATCACCGACTAACCAATACTTAGAAGCAGCACTAGAAGTTCTTATACCAATAGCAAGTTGAGTGTCTTTGGTGGTGTCTGGTGCGTCAAAGTAATTGGAAAAATTATTACCAAAACCAATAAGAACTTTTGAAGATGAAGAAGTTGATATTCCAGTGAAAGCACCCAAGAAAATATTATTACTTCCAGTAGTATTGCGGAATCCTGCTGCCTCACCAAAAAATGAATTATAATTTCCAATAGTATTTCTATATCCAGATTCGTCTCCAAAAAAGGAATTATAACTTCCAGAGGTATTATTTTGTCCCGAAGCAGCACCTACAAAAGTATTAAGACTTCCGGTGGTGTTGGAAAGTCCCGACAGATTACCAAAAAAACTATTATATCCTCCATCAGTGTTACTAGTTCCAGAATAAGAACCAAAGAAATTATTAGAACTTCCAGTTGTATTATTTTTTCCAGACTCATGACCGATAAAGTTATCGAATACCCCACTAGTGGTAGATTTACCAGCACCAATACCCATAAAGATATTGTTGCTTCCAGTGGTTAAGTCAGCACCTGTAGTCTCGTCACCGATTCTTATGTTGGTTGATGTGCCATAAGCACCAGTAAAAGTTCCAAATCCTAAGACACCATTAATTTCTAATTTTGTTCTTGGATTTGTGGTTCCTATACCGACATTAAAGTTCTCATTACCGACTAACCAATACTTGGATTCGTTAGCATCAGTTCTTACACCTACTGCAAACTGAATGTCTTTATCGGTGTCTGGGGAATCAAAGAGATTGTCTATGTCAAAACCATTGCCAAAAATAATTTTATTGGATGCTGTTGTAGAAGCACCAGTCCAAGAACCAAAGAAGATATTATTACTTCCAGTAGTATTATATTGACCAGCATTTACACCAAAGAAGTTATTATTACTTCCAGTAGTATTATATTGACCAGCATTTTTACCAAAGAAGTTATTATTACTTCCTGTTGTGTTATAATATCCTGCATAAACACTAAAGAAGTTATTATAATTTCCAGTGTTGTATACCCCTGCTTCTTGTCCAAAGAAGTTATTATGGGATCCAGTGTTATATCCCCCCGTAAATACTCCAAAGAAGTTATTATGGTTTCCAGTTGTGTTATCATATCCTGCGACTCTACCAAAGAAGTTGTTATCTTTTCCAGTGGTGACTGAATTACCAGCACCAACACCCATAAAGATATTGTCGGTCCCAGAAGTTAAATTAGCACCAGTAGTATTATCACCAATTCTTATATTGGAGTCATTGAATCCAATGACTCCACCAACTTGAAGTTTTGTTTGCGGATTTGTGGTTCCTACTCCAACATTAGAAAGTGTATGAATTCCTGCTGCGGTTGATACCCAATAAGATTCTCCACCTCCACCACCAGGAAGATTGGTTAATCCAGAACCATCTCCAACAAATGCAGAAGCAGTAATAATTCCTGTAGTGTTGATACTAGTGTCAGTTCCAATACCACCACTTCCGATAGTAACTCCACCCGCAGTAGTTCCATCAGATAACTTAAGTTCCGGAACACTAGGGTCTAAAAATACTTCACCAGCATCACCTACAAAATCTGCCGGATCAGTTCCACCAAGTTTTTCTACAAATACTCTGTATGTGGTGTTAGTTGATAGAGACATTTTTCTACTTCAATATCTTTTTTAGGTATTTATAAAAGCACTCTCTTAACCTGGTGTCAAGGCCTAAAAATGAAAACATCCATGATATGCCTTTGCCCCATGATATGCATGTAACTTTCTAGACTCTTCACCAGTAAAAGTATAAACAGATCCTTTCTGACCTATCCATTCATTTAAAAGATGTTCTTTAAGTTCGTGCGGATGACCTTCGTGTGCAGGAATATCAATCCATTCAAAAATTCTCAAGACTGGTGCGGCTCTCTTGGCATTTTCAATAATCTTTTGAGGATCCTTTACATGTTGTAAGCAGTTATAAATCCAAACTTCATCCCACCCAGTCTCATCAATATTTTCCCCACAATCAACAACAACTTCAATATTCTTAATTTTATACCTTTCCAATGTCCAATCTGGATATTTAATGGGATCAACAACTTTTCCTTTTTTCAAATGAAGAGTTCTCAATAACATTGATGATGGACCACCACCAATATCAATAATAGCCTTTCCTCCCACTTTAAAATAAGAATAGTATTCCTCAATACCCATCAATTCCGCATACTTATATTGTTTTCCTTCTTCCCAGAATGTATTTGTACAATCTGCCCAGAAGTCTCTTTCATACTTATAGATATCATCAACATCATCTTTTAACTGATACCAACCTTTACGATTAAGATCGTGTAGTTGCATAAAGATCTTATCGTATTTTTTACCACAATTCTCTAAACTAAATCTAGATCGTGCATTATCAGCAATAAACTTTCTATCAAGATTTCCCACTTCATCAATAGCATCCAACCAATCCTGAAGAGTATGGCAACGGAAACCCATTCCTTCCTGAACAGTTTCTGTCATTGCACCATAATCAACAGAAATGACAGGAGTACCACAAAGCATTGCTTCTACTGCCATTCCACAGAAAGGTTCAATAAAAGATGTTGGAGCAATAAGTGCTTTTGCATTTCGTAAAAAATCACTCCTTTCTCTTCCTTTGAGAGGTCCACGATATTCAATATTCGGATGGCTCCATCTTGATGCATCACCTTGACCATGAAGAATAATCTTATAAGGACTATAATCTGCAATAGCCTTAATCGTATCAAGTCCTTTTTCTGGACAAATTCTTCCAAGAAAAGCAAGATACTTTCCTTGCTCATAGTTTGGTTCCCAATCATCCAAATCATAATAATTTGGAACTACCCATTCATAGTTTCTACCACTCCTCCTCTCTCTTTCTTGGTGAATGTGCATCCAAGTATAAGATTCAAAAATACGAAAACTATCAGGCATTAAAGTTGTATACCCAATACCAGTTTCAACATGACGATGATTTGGAAACTCTCTCATTAAAATTGAATGAGTATGACCAAAAGGATGACAAATAATGTCCTTTGGTTTGAGTCTCTTTCTTAATTCAGTTATTAACTTTTTCTCAAATGCTTGATGTCCTGGTGTTCCGATTACAGCATCTTTAGCATAAAAATCTGTATCTTTTCTATTGCCATAAAACTCATCATATTCCAGGTGAGTTAGCATCACTACCTTTTCATTAGCAGTGCTTTCACTTCCTTCATTACTATACTCAATTACTTCATAGTCATACATCTGCATCATCTTTGGAAAACGAAGAGCCTTTCCAGTGAATGCACAATGACTAAAAGATTCTTGGTGTTTAGTATGAAAAATACCAATAAGATGTAAAGTTGGTTTCATATCAGATCAATTTAATATAATCTATTATATCACTATTTAACCATCTTATAAATGGATGATTATGAAACCTCGTGAATAAGTAAATTCATATATTCAACTGTAATAGCAGTTGTACTATCCATATTCTTACAATGAAGTTCAATATACTCTCCTTGAGGAAATTGAGATACTAGGTCCATTAAAGTTACATGATGAAGTTCTCCAGCACTTGAGGAGTGTTTGATTATGGATGCTTCCCTTACCTCTTCTAAAAGGCTGTCGTAAAAACCAAACTTCACATTATCAGATGCCTCACATCTAAAGGAAAGAGTGCAATTGACACTATATTCTCTTTCAATTACAGCATCAGAAGTTAGTCTATTATCGGATGCTATAAACTTTGCAAGTTCTCCAGAGTCAGTTGTGGTTCCTGCAACTTTAGTCCAAGTATCTGTTGATGCAATTGATGTTTGAGTCACATTATCTTGCATATAAATCTGACCAACAACAAAACTATTTCCAATTCCTCTATTATCTTTAAAGAGTACCTTTGATGAATTAGTAGCAGTTTGAGAACCATTGAGATAACCACCGGGACCAGAGAAATTACAAGTATCTAAAATAAAT